TAAAAAGAAAAAAATCCCTACCTCCGCCGACGGCTGGCGAGGTAGGGATTTTTTATTGGGCAAGCGCTAGCGCAATGCCCTGCTCTAAGGAAATCTTTGGTTCATAAATCATATTCATAAATCTCGGATTACCAACACGATACTCAACGCCAACTGGCGCATTTGGATTACTTTGTATTGGTGCTAAGTAACCAGCAGCGAGCATCATCATTTCTGCTAATTCAATAAAAGAGGTTGCCCTACCAGAGCAGATATTCATAACTTCAACGCCGTTAAGTACGGCTGCAAAAGTTGCTTCAACTACATCGTTAATGTGTACAAAATCTCTTACTTGGTTACCAGTTCCCCAAACAGGAAAAGGATTTACTTTTTGCCTAGCCCTAGCAACAAAAGATGGGAATGGATATTCTAAAGATTGATCATTTCCATAACCTGAAAATGGGCGAAGGATTGTTACTTTCAAACCTTCATCTCTGGCGTACTGCGCAAGCATCTCGCCAGTTAATTTACTCCAGCCATAAGTTTGATCAGGAGTTCTAATGTGATCTAAATTTATATCTTGCTCACTTAGTTGCGCTTTAAATCTTGCTCGCTGAAGCATTATTGGATAAGCAGCAGAGGATGAAAAATAAACAATTCGACCAGGGCGAGTTCTAAGCGCCCATTGGAATAGATCAGAATCAATCGCCAGGTCGGTGGCAACCGCCAAAGGATTACCTTCAATGGTGGCACGGCCACCGACTACGGCGGCTAGATGAATTACAACATCAAAGTAAGTGTTATCAGTTGCAAAGAATTTGCGAGCATCAATGCCTGATTTAATATCAAAGCCAACTACATCATTATTCTTTGTGTCCAGCGCTCGGTGAAAAGCCCTACCTACAAAACCTTCATCACCTGTAATCAGGATTTTCATTTAAGTTTAGCCAGCAGTGTTTGATATTGATCGCTAACAATATAATTATTATAGGCAACTTTATCGGCTGAATAAACCTCTGGTGCGTTCACCCTGGCGTAATTATCATCCATAGGCGCTTTGCCGTTAAAGGCGTGGCAATGTTCAATTATTACCTCTGGCATATATTTAATCTTACCTAAATCCTGACCTAGTTTTAACCAGAAATTATCTAGGTATAAGTGGCGCAAATTATCAGGAACCATTCCGCCAAGATGTTTAACTATCTCAGCCGACATCGCTACCGCAGTTGGCAGCGCTGAGCCTTGGAACAAATCATTGCCATAAACAATATCTGAGCCTGAATAAAGTTCCTCAACAAATAACTTATCCCAGTTGGCAGTTCTTGGGCGGTGATCATCTCCCATAAATGCAAAGTTATCAAACTCGCCAGTAAATTGGCGGGCTATATAATTTAATGGGTAAGCCATCCCACCAGTTTCATTATGAACCATAATTACAGATTCAACTGGTAGTTTGTGAGTATATTCTTTTCTAGTTTCATCAGTAAAATCTACAATATAAAATCTTTTAGCCGTCGTATTTGTATCTACAAAAGCCTGCTCTAGCGCAACAGCATTATCAGGCCGCCCGCGAGTAGGAATTAAAACTATTAAATCACTCTCCACCATTTGCCAACTCCCCCGCTATTGCAAAGTAAGCAGCGCCATCAATGTAATTATCAGCCTTATAGGTTTCCATTGATCTTGCCACCTTGATTAGTGCGCAAATCATAGCGCTTTGTTCAGGTGTTACTTCGCGCTCAAGATAAGCAGATAGAAACTTGCTAATACGATCAAAGTTAATAGCAGGCGTTCCATAATCATTTTGCCTGTTGGTGTAGGTGAGTGCCTTAGCCTCATCTAAAATTTCCCCCCGATCCATATGTTACTTTGAACCTATGCCGTATTCGCGCTCTGTTTTATCGGCCCATTTAGCGGCAGGTGCGGCTAACGCTCCAATTAGAATTGCCTGTTCTGGAGCAAGGTCAGCAGCCAGGGCTAATCCCATTGTTATTGCTGATGCAATTACTGCTCTTAGGTAAGACTTAAATGCAGCCTTACTCTTTGGGTCTTTTAACTTAGCGATTAACTTATCCATTTTTATCCTTTAAGGGCGAACTACACCCATTATCAGGGAGTAGGAGCGTTTTTTTAAAAACACACCATCTCCATTTGATTGGCTTCCTACATTACCACTTGAGGTATTACCCTCAATAACTTGAAGGTATTTTAACGCAGTGTTGTTAAATTTAACGATTCCGACATGATCAGGCTGCGCATCAGCATCAAATTGGAAAAATACAATATCCCCAGCCTGGGCTTGACCTATTGGAATTACTTTATTTTTCTTACTAAACCATTTAAGGCCAGCATCGCAAGAGGCAAATCCTTTTTTGCTCTGGGCGGTGATAGTAGATATTAAGCCAGCCTCATTAAAGCACCAGGAAACAAAGGTAGCGCACCAAGGTTGATTGTTTGCACCATACCATTTACCAAAGATTGTTTCATTATTAGAACCTTCTTTGTAGCCAATTTGGGCTTTGGCTATTTCAACTACTTTACTCATAACACCCCTATTGTTTGTTAACTAATAATCTGTAAATTTCATCTATCCTGGCTTCTAGCCGATCAACTTGGCAGGTTATACTATCAATGCGATCACGCACCGAGTTTCCACCATTGGGCTTAAGTTCTGAAAGATAACTCTTAACTAAGAACCTTACACCTGTTACTAAAAATCCAATCAGCGTTCCAACCGCAACACATATTGCGGCCCATTCGTTAGCGGTCATTTCGTAATTACCAATACACTCATCGTTGCGCTACCTGTTGAAGTAATGCCGTATATTGCGTTTTCGTGATTAGCAAAAACTGCTTTATCGCCATTATCCATTCTGTACCCAGTTGATGAGGTTACATTACTATCACCTAAATAAATTGTGCCTGATGATGAATGAAAATGAACTTCCTCGGCCTGGGCATCTCCTGCTACTAATAAAGTTGCGGCAGTGGTAACGCTTGTTTGGCTTGAACTAATTGGCATTGCTCTCCTTTAAATCAGCCCCGAATCCTCAATAGCATCAATGGCTTCATCAATACTTTTTGTTATATCTGGGAAATCGTAAAGCAATTAGAATGCGGCAATCTCAGCGTCGGATAACCCTAATGCTTTTAATTTGGCATTGGCACTTGCCTTCGCGGCAGCCTTGGCGGTTGCTGCTGCCTCGCGCTCTGCACGATCTGCCTCAGCCGCTACTCTTGCAGTTTCCATATCCGCAATTTCCTCAGCAGTTAATTCAACTTCGGTAGTTATACCTGTTGAACAATCTACGATTAGTTTAGTTGGCATTGTTTTCTCCTTTGTTAAGCGTTGGATATTCCGTATAAATAAAATGATGAGCCTGAAGCAAAATTAGGGTTGGTATTTATTGCTAATGTAATGCTAGTTATAGCCGTTGTATTTGACCAAATTCCACCACCACTTACCAAAAACTTTGCAGTTGTAGAATTGGTTTCAACAACACTATAAACTGAATAATTTTTGTTTTGACTTAAAGCATATGAAGGAATATAAATTTCATGGCTTGAAAATGAGTTAGCAGTTAAATTAGCGTCAGTTATAGTGCCAGCCCAACCATAGGCGATAGAACTAAGACTAAAAGTTGCCACAGTACTACCATCTCCATATATATCTTTTGCACCATAACCACTTGTATTGCTATTGAAAGTCATGGCAACAGCACCTTGATTGGAATCAACATTATCCCTGATTGAAGCCCTTATTACTAAATCTGTATAAGTTGAAGGTATTGATGAAAAAGTTACAGATGATGTTGCAGAAGATAAAACATTAGAACTAATTAAAGTATAGGTTGCCATAGTTACGCCTTTAGTATTCCGTAGATAGTTGCGATTGTACCAGTATCATAATTACCTGTTCCTGGTTCTAATTTAATACTGGTAATAGCGTTTGTGTTACGCCATAAAAAAACTCCTGCATCTGTACCAGCCCCAGCATTGTTATTTTGTGATATATAAGTTTTGTAAGTTGTTGTATTTGAATAGTTTTGAAAATTAAGAATATTCATTGATGATTGTGCTGAAGTATTGTTAAAATAATTTATGATAACTGGCGATACATTTGATAAACGAAAAGACCCAGCCGTTGAACCATCACCATAAAACCAAGTAGCAGAATAATTAGTAGTAGTATCTGAGTTAATGGTCAATTTAGTCGCAGTAGTTGATACATATTTTGGCACTAATACTAAAACCAAATCTGTATAAGTATTTGGTATAGAACTAAAAGTTATGCTTGCAGTTGCGCTATTTAAAGTAGTTGATGCAATTTTCTCATATGTACTAGCCATTATGCACCTTTAATTCCATATAGGGCGAAAGTTGTAGATGTAGTCCAATTTGCCGAACGGTAAGAAGTCAAATCAATTCTATTTATTGCTGATGTTGATAACCACAAATTAGACATCAATCTGATCTGACCTGTATTACTACCACTATTTTGATCTTGTCCACCTATCGTGCGAACCGTTTTATATTTAGATGTACTGGCATAATCTATTATGTCTATAACTGCCGCTCCCATAGCGTTTGCAGTTGCGGCAGATCCAGTTATATTTGTATCAAGTGCGACAGTTTGACTGGCTGCACCAAATGCAGCAGTACTTGCTCCATCACCTTCTAAACCGTGATAGGTATAATTGCTACCAGTATCACTATTAAATCTAAATTGAATATAATCCGTTGCAAATCCTGTATCGGTACGAGCAATACATCTAATTTGTAAATGGCTGTAAGTAGCAGGTATTGAACTGAAAGTTATTGTGCCGCTTGAACCTGTGCCAGTAGCAGTAGCAATAGATTCGTAAGAACTGGTGCTAATTTTACTACCACTTATTGAACTTGCCATAATTCCTAACATTGGGGTCATTAGGCTAAATCACCAAACACTATCCAAGAATTTGCTGCTATTTTTTTGCAAGTTGCACCAGAGTTTGCCACACGCAATTTAGGAGTTGCGCTAGTGGCTCCTGTTGAAATAACAGTGGTAGTTCCTGGTGTTGCTGCACCTATGGTTGGCTGACCTGCGCCTGTAATCCAAAATACATTTATCTCAGTTCCAACCGCAAAGTTAAAAGTAGCATCTGTTGGTATATTGAATTGCTGCGTTGCAGCATTATTCATTGAGAACAATTGACCTTCATCACCGCTTGCAAAGGTATATGCAGCAGTTTTAGCAGTATAGGTAGATGAAATTTTAGGCGAACTAATTGTTGGAGTTGTTAGCGTTTTATTAGTAAGCGTTTGAGCAGTAGTCAAATCAGCAGTTACGGCAGTATTAATGCTTAAAGTAACAGTTCCAGAAGTTCCGCCTCCTGATAAACCTGTTCCTGCTGTTACACCTTCAATATCACCAGAGGCTGGTGTAGCAAATTGGAAAAAGATAGCAGCACTTGCGCTAGTGAAATATAACTTACCGCCTTGATTTTGGGCTAAAACTAATGAGCCTGATGTAGTAACTGTTGCAGTACCAGCAGTAATAGTCGTTGCTCCAGCGCCAAGATTTTGGATAAATACAACATCACCTGCTGCAAATAAACTGGTATTTACAGTTATTGTTGTTGAACCTGCCGCGTTCATTGCAACAGTAGTACCCGCATCGGCTGCTACTAAAACATAACTGGTAGTTTTTGCCGTTGCTGATCCACCGCCCATTGCCGTTTGTTGAAGGCTAGTCATCTGGGCTGCGGTCAGTACCTGCCCAGTGGTGAAGGTTTGTTTTGCCATTTTGCTCCTTAGTTAATAACTTAAGATACCAGAATCCAAGCGACCTTGAGAGGTTGTACTATCAAGGATAAATGCCTGAATTAGAGGTTCTGAAGTTAGCAGTTTTGTAGTAAACATTGTTTGAGTTATATC